TTTCGTTTTATATATAGTAAAATGATAATGTAAAATTCTATAGTCTTATTTCTTAGGTCTGGAGATGCCACTCCGGACCTTTTTTGTTGCAAAAAAATATGGAGGTAAAACAATAATGTAGCTCCTTCCGTTATTGAAACGGAAATGAAGGAAAATACATTTATTTATGTTGACATTGATAAGCTTATTCCGTACGCAAACAATGCTCGAACACACAATTCAGAACAAATTAAGCTTATTCAATCAAGTTTGCGAGAGTTTGGTTTTATAAATCCCGTAATTATCGACAGCCATTACGGAATAATTGCGGGTCATGGCAGAGTGTTAGCAGCCCAAAAAGAAGGTATTAAAAAAATACCTTGTATTCGTGTTGAACATCTCACAGAAGCACAGAAAAAGCGTATATATTAGCAGATAATAGGCTTGCAGAACTTTCAGAATGGGATGAACAGCTTCTCAAAATAGAAATTGAGGAACTTGAAGGTCTTGATTTTGATATGGATTTGTTAGGATTTGACCTTGATGATTTTCAAATATCAGACTTAACAGAAGAACAGTCAGAAGCAAAAGAAGACGATTACGAAGAACCTGTACCAAAAGTGCCAAGAACAAAATCAGGAGATATATACAAACTTGGTGAACACAGACTAATGTGCGGTGACAGCACTAATATTGAAGATGTAAAATTGCTGATGAGCGGTAATTTAGCAGATTTGCTAATTACCGACCCGCCTTATAATGTGAATTATCATGGAGGAACAGCACAACAGCTTACAATCAAAAATGACAGTACAGAAATGTGCTGTCATTTCTTTTGCTTATTTTTACATAAAGAGAGGTGGTGACGGTGGCAAAAGGAAAGTATGAAAAATGGCTTAAAGAAGAAAATTTATTACTGCTTGAGGGTTGGGCAAGGGACGGCTTGACCGATGAGCAGATTGCTAAGAATATGGGTGTTTCATACTCAACGCTAAAAGATTGGAAAAATAAGTATTCGGCTATTTTGGCTGCCCTAAAAAAGGGCAAAGAGGTTGTGGACTATGAAGTTGAAAATGCGTTGTTATCCTCTGCTCTTGGGGGCAACACAACGGCACAAATATTTTGGCTGAAAAACCGTCGCCCCGACAAGTGGCGGGATAAGCAAAAAGAGGAAACCGACAAGACCGCTCTTGACAAGCTCGACAGCATTTTGAAAGAAATCAAAGATGACGCAGAAAGGAGCACAAACAATGCCGTACACGATTAAACAAAAAGAATATATCGCAAACGCTACACATCGTTGGAACATAAAAAGCGGTGCGGTGCGTTCGGGCAAAAGTTTTGTTGATGTCACCTGTATTGTGCCTATGCGTATTCGAGAGCGAATAGGTAAAGACGGTTTGTGCTTTATCATCGGAGTGTCAAAGGAAACAATCGAGCGAAATGTTTTACAGCCTATGCGAGAGCGTTACACCTCTGATGTTGTCGGTACGATTAACAGCCGAAACATTGCAAAAGTGTGCGGTGAAGATGTGTATTGTTTGGGTGCGGAAAAGGTCAGTCAGGTTGCTAAAATTCAGGGTGCGTCGGCAAAATATATTTACGGTGATGAGGTTGCAAAGTGGAACGAAGATGTTTTCAATATGCTTAAATCCCGACTTGACAAGCCTTATTCGTGCTTTGACGGCAGTTTAAACCCTGAACACCCAACTCATTGGCTCAAGAAATTCATTGACAGTGACGCAGATATTTATTTGCAGGAATACACGATTTTCGATAATAAATTCTTATCCGAGGAGTTTGTGAAGAACCTTTGCAATGAATATGAGGGTACAATTTTCTATGACCGTCTTATACTCGGGAAATGGGTGCGTGCAGAGGGTGCGATTTACCGCAGATTTGCCGACAATCCAAAGAATTTTTACTGCCGAATTACCGATAAAATCAACACGGATTTACCGTACAGGCAGTTTTTGAAATCGGAACTTGAAGAAGTGACAATCGGCATTGACTTTGGCGGCAATAAATCGGGTCACGCATTTGTGGCAACGGCAAAGACAAGAGGCTACAATAATTTAATAGCGTTGAAAAGCGAACGGCACTTCGGTGAATACGACGGAAACGACATTGACAGGCTGGCAATTAATTTTGCACAGTCTGTTTTTGATTTGTGCGGTGTTGTTGACTTTGTGTATTGGGATAACGCCGAAACCGTGCTCGGCAGAGGCATTAAACGAGCGTTTGAAGAGCATTTCCCAAATACCATAGTCAGACCCGCACGCAAATACCCCGTACAGGACCGTATTCAATGCCTGCTGCGACTTATGGGCGCGGGCAGATTCTTTTACACTGACGGCTGCGATACGCTTAAAACGGCATTGTGCGAGGCTGTATGGAATGATAAAAAACTTGTTGACGAAAGACTTGACGACGGTTCAACCGACATCGACAGCCTCGACGGTTTTGAATACACATTTGAACGGGATATAAAAAGATTTATAAGGGCGGTGTGAAATGCAATTCATAAATTTTTTGAAAGGAGTGTGGCAGAGAATGTTCCCTCTAAAGGATATTAAACAGGCTTTGGGCGTTAAACTTGCGATTACGGATGATATGATGCAAAGCATTGAAATGTGGCAGAAATGCTTTGCGGGGCAGGCTTTTTGGCTTTCCGACAGCGTTATAAGTTTAAGGCTTGAGCAGGCGATTACAAGAGAGTTTGCAAACATCACGCTTAACGAAATGACTGCAAGCGTAAGCAATGATAAATTGCAGAAAATCTTTGAAACCGCAACGGAAGACCTTAACTCCGAATTGCAGTCGGGACTTGCAACAGGCGCAATGGTGATTAAACCGTTAGGCGGCGACAAGGTGCAGTATATTTCCGCAAATGCCTTTGTGCCGATTGAATTTGACGCAAGGCATAGGCTTGTAAAAGTCATCTTTCCTGAATTTAAGAAAATCGGAGATAACTATTACACAAGGCTTGAGTATCACAACCTTGATACCGAAAAGGGATTGACAATTACCAACACTGCATATGTGTCTGCAAGTGAGGGGCAACTTGGAAGAGAAATTCCGCTTGCGGCAGTTGACGAGTGGGCAAGCCTGCCGAATGCTGTTACATACCCCGCAATGCTCCGCCCTGCTTTCGGTTATTTTCGCACACCGATTAAAAACACGATTGATGGCTCCTCTTGCGGTGTTTCTGTCTACGCAAATGACATAAATCTTATTCGTAAAACAGACACACAATTCGGCAGGCTTGATTGGGAATTTGAGAGCGGCGAAAGGGCAATACATGTTGATGCCGCAGCTTTCAAGAAAGAGGGTACGGAAAAACTCAACAAAAGACTCTACAAGGCTGTAGATGTTGACCTTGGCGATAATGAATTGTTCAAAGATTTTTCTCCTGCAATCCGTCAATCTGATATTACGGACGGGCTAAATACATATCTTCGCAGACTTGAATTTTCGGTCGGTCTTGCATATGGCGACCTATCCGACCCCGACACTGTCGCAAAGACGGCTACGGAGATATTATCGGCTAAGAACCGAAAGTACAACACTGTATCGGCAATTCAGAAACAGCTTAAATATTGTCTTGACGATTTGGTGTATGCTCTCGCCTTTTACAATTCGCTGACAACAAGCGGTTACACATTCGTTTGTGACTTTAAGGACAGTATTCTCACAGATGAACAGACCGAACGCACACAGGATATTCAGGACTTGAGTCTTGGAATTATGCGACCTGATGAGTATCGTATGAAATGGTACGGAGAGGACGAAAAGACAGCAAAAAAGAACCTGCCGCAGTCCTCGGAGGTTGTTGACTGATGTTTACGCCTGAGATTATGGAGGCAATCCCCACAGCGCTCGAACAGATTTTTGACAGCCTGCAAATGAGCATAATGGCTGACATTGTGCGAATGTTGGTGCTTTCACAAGAGCTTACACCGACAAGCGTTTACAAAATCGGCAGACTTTACAAGCTCGGTAAGAGTAAATCAGCAATCAAAAGCATAGTGCAAAATACACTTGATTTAAGCAATAGTGAGATTAAAAACATCTTTTCGGGTGTTATAGAAAGCGGATATAACGAGGCGGAGAGCGCTTTTATTGAACAAGGCAAGGAGTTTATACCATATTCAGAAAACGAGCCACTACAGCAATTTGTGAGGGCCGTACAAGAGCAGACACAAAACGAATGTAAAAACATTACACAGTCAATGGGCTTTGCAAAGCGACAGCCTGACGGCAGTTTGGGCTTTACTCCCGTTGCAGACTATTATCAAGAAACACTTGATAAAGCCGTCACGGAAATTGCAAGCGGTGCGAGTGATTATAATACCGTACTCGAAAAAACCGTAACCGAAATGACAAACAGCGGATTGCGTACGGTTGACTATGCAAGCGGTCACAGCAACAGAGTTACCGTTGTGGCAAGGCGTGCGGTGTCAACAGGGCTGAATCAGGTTGTGGGCAAAATCAATGAGGAAAACGCCGAAAAACTCGGCACAAATTACTTTGAGGTATCGTGGCACAGCGGAGCAAGGCCGAGCCATCAGGTGTGGCAAGGCAGAGTTTACAGCAAAGAAGAGCTTGAGAGTGTGTGCGGACTTGGCACGGTAACAGGACTTTGCGGCGCAAACTGCTATCACTCATATTTGCCTTTCACTCCCGGCATAACTCCACGCACATACACAGATGAACAGCTCGACAAGATGAACGCAGAGGAAAACAAGCCTGTAGAATACAATGGCAAGACATACACAAAGTACGAGGCAACCCAAAGGCAGCGCAGACTTGAAACCGCAATGCGGGCACAAAGGCGGAAAATAAAACTGCTTGAAGAGGGCGAGGCTGACGAGCAAGCAATAATTAACGCTCGTGCAAGATATGTAAAAACTTCCGATGAATATGTGAACTTCTCAAAAAGCGTCGGACTTTCTCAACAATGGGACAGGGTAACGGTTGGCGGCAGCAGCGTTGAGGGTATTACAAAGCCTAAAAAAGCCAGTTCACCGATAGGCGGAATAAAAACTACTTCTTTGCCGATTAAAAACACAGAAAATCATACCTTTAAAGGTAAATTCGGTGTTGAAAAATCGGGCGGTAGTGGTATAATAAAAGAGGAAAATAAAAAGCCTATTACGCCAATAACAGATAAAGCTATCGAGCGAGTGCCGAAAGTTGATATTGCCGGATATTCTGAAGAACAAAGGGTTGAAATTCAAAAACAACATAAGGAACTTTTGAAATTTTCAAAAGAACAAAATGACAATAAAGAAGTTGCATTTGTTTTTCGCGACGGATTGGTTGACTATAAACCATTTACAGGTTCTGATGAAAAAATTGACTTTGGCACATACTTGGAGACAAAAGGAAAAAATTTAACTATTTTACATAATCATCCGAGAAACAGTAGTTATTCTATGAACGATTTGGATGTATTTGCAAATAAAAATGTTAGAACAATTACTATTGTAAAAAACAACGGCACAGTTGAATATTTAACTAAAACCGATGATTTTGACAACAATAGATTTGCTCTTGAGTGTAATAGATTGTATAAGAAGATAGTGGTTAAGGAAACCGATGAGGAAAAAGATAGATTTGTTAAAACTTTGCTAAATAAATCAAAAGCTGGGGTGATTTGGAGTGGAAGAAAATAAATCAAGAAACGCAATTATCGACGGACCTATTGAATTGCAAATAAAATGTATGGAAGAATTTCTTTCTACATTAACAGACGAAGAAAAAGAACGCTCAATGTCGAGTGAATTTGACTACTTGGAAGAAGACTAACCGCTCCTTGTGGGCGGTTTTGTTATGCGTGAATTTAATACAGAGATTAGCACTTAATCAATCAGATTGAGTGCTTTTTTAATACCCAAAATCAGAAAGGCGGTGACAAAATGAAAGTAAAAGTAGTTGTGTCGTTTAACGATAAAATGAACGGTCTTATCAACAGACCTGTCAATGAAGTCTTTGAATGTACCAAAGACCGAGCGAAAAGCCTTATTGACAGAGGTTTTGTGGTTGCTGTACAGGATACCAAAAATAAAAATATTGCTGATTAAGCACTTGTGTTGTGACTGCACAGGTGCTTTTATTTTACCATGCCGTAGGTTTATACGGCTGAATTTCTACCGCAGGCAAAGCGGAATACAAGCTATGCAGAAAGGATTTTTATTATGAAGAACATACACACACTTCTCTCTGAAATCGGCATTACCGTACCCGAAGAGAAAAAAGCGGATTTTGACAAGGCGGTGCTTGCAAATTACAAGACTGTTGCAGAGGTTGAAAAAATCACAACCGCAAGAGATAATTACAAATCACAGCTTGAAACAGCTCAGACAGCACTTAAAGAGTTTGAGGGCGTAGATGTCGAAAATCTTAAAGGCGAGATCGCAAAACTCAACACAAGCCTTAAAGACAAAGAAACCGAGTATCAGACAAAAATTGCCGATATGGAGTTTAACTCTGTACTTGACGGCGCTATTTCAAAGAGCGGTGCGAGAAACGCAACGGCGGTCAAGGCTTTGCTTGACCTTGACAGTCTTAAAACATCAAAAAATCAGGCAGACGATATTACTAAGGCTCTTGAAAGCGTTAAGAGCGAAAACAGCTATATGTTCGGTTCTGATGAGCCGTTCCAAAATCCTGTAAAGAATACAGGAAACGCAGGTATTAAGTCAAACCCTCTTGCAAGTATGAGAGCGGCAATGGGACTTAGTACAGACGAAAAATAATTAATGAGGTGAAAATTTATGGCAAATTCTATTGCACTTTTTAAAACTTACACAGCCTTGCTCGATGAGGTTTATAAGCAGTCGGCACTTACAAGCGAGCTTGACGGTGCGTCCGACCTTGCGACAGCGGGCGCAAACTCCAATGAACTTATTATTCCAATGATTTCAATGGACGGACTTGCAAATTATTCCCGTAACAGCGGATATGTTGGCGGCGATGTTACCCTTACTAACGAAACGGTTAAATGTAACTTCGACCGTGGCAGAATGTTTACTGTTGATACAATGGACAATGTAGAAACCGCAGGCGTTGCGTTCGGCAGACTTTCGGGCGAGTTTATCCGCACAAAGGTTGTGCCGGAGCTTGACGCATTCCGCTTTGCCGCATACGCAAGTCACGCAGGTATTACCTCTGCCACACCTGCAAACCTTACCACAGGTGCGGCGGTAATTGAAGCACTCCGCAAAGGTACTACTCAGATGGACGAGGACGAAGTTCCGTACGAGCAGCGTTACCTTTACATTACACCAACTCTTTACGGACTTGTGCAGGATTTGGACACAACAAAGTCAAGAGAGGTTCTCAGCAGATTTGCTAAGATTATCACAGTGCCGCAGACACGCTTTTATACAGCGATTGAACAGCTTGACGGCACATCAAGCGGCAAGACCAAGGGCGGCTATCAGAAAGCCACTGCCGCCTCAAACATCAACTTTATGATTATTCATAAGCCTGCCCTTATCCAGTTTACTAAGCACCTTGACACTAAGGTAATTGAACCGTCGGTAAATCAGGACTCGGACGGTTACAAGTTCGGTTACAGAATGGTAGGCATTGCAGATGTGTACGAAAACAAGACCGCTGGTATTTACTGTCACACAGCGGTTAAGTCTTAAAGGAGTGTGAAGTATGACCGTTTACGCTGACGAAAACTATTATAAATCCGTATATCTATGTGGCAGAAAAGCGGTCATTACCTCCGCTTTTGCCTACTATGCAAGAGAGGCAACGCTTATTATTAATGCTTACACAGGCTCAAATATTGACGATACAAAGGATATAATCGAGCCTGTGAAACTTTGTTGCTGTGAGGTCGCAGAGCTGATGTATAAAGCCGATAATATGAGCGGCAGTGAGGGCATAACATCAGAAAAAGTCGGAGATGTGTCACGCTCGTATGAAAGCTGTGAGGTTCGCAAAAAGCAACTTACACGATGTGTTAAATCCGCAGTATATAAGTATCTTGCAGACACAGACCTTTTGTACAGAGGTGTTTGATTATGTTTACGGATACTATGATGACCCTTTACAGATTTAACGGCAAAGGGTTTGACAGGCTTATTATTCCGCATTGCCATTGGCAGGAGTGCAAAGCCGCTAACGTACTTAAAAGCGGAATGCAGAACGCTGACGGAATAGCTATATACATTCCGTTAAATGCGCTTGTTCTTGCTCCGAATGATTTTTTATTTCCGAGCAACGGTCTGTTTCCAAACGCTGATATATCCCCTCTGTCCCCCTCTCAAGACATTATTGTAAAAGGTGAGTGTAATTTCATCTTTGATAATTCAAGCGACAGGAGCGTATCAGAGAGCCTAAAAACCTTGCGTGACAAATACGAAATTCACACAGTAATGAGTATTGACCGTTTGCTTTACGGCCCTGCGGATTTACAGCACATCAAAGTATCTGCGAGGTGATTAAATGCTTTTTAATGTGAATCAGCCGACAGATGTTAGCGGCACTCTTTCTCTCAAGTGGAGCAAGAACTTTGCAGGCAATCTGAATAATAACCTGTTACTTGCTCAAAAAGAGGTTGACGAGGATTGCATTAAGCTGATGAAGCCGTACACACCTTTTAAAATCGGCGTACTCGAAAACTCCGCAACTATACATACCGTTATAGGCAGTGGAGAAATCAAACAGGTTACACCTTATGCAAGGTATCTTTACTATGGCAAGGTGTATGGCCCTAACTATCCGATCGTGCGAGAAAAAGACGGTACTGAGCATATCGTATTCGGACGCTATAGCGGTGACGGCATTATAATCGGTTGGCGAAGTCCTAAAGGCAAGAAAAAACACCCGACAGACAGAGATATTCAGTACAGCAAGGACAAGCACCCGCTTGCGGGCAAAATGTGGTTTGAGCGAATGAAAGCCGACCGCAAAAGGGATATTCTGCAAGCGGCGGCAAGAAGACTTGGGAGTAATGCAAAATGAATATAATCGAACTTGTAAGGTCCGTTGTGCAGGAGTTTCCGAAAATCGGCGAGCTTGTGCACATTGATTATTCAACAAACAAAGTACAGGATTTCGGACTTTCCCCAACAGGCGACACGCTTGTAAAGGAAGATATTTTAGGCAATCAAACACGCAATCACACCTTTATCCTGTACGCAACCTGTCAGTCGCTCAACGACTATGACCGACTTGTAAACAGCGGAATGTTGCTTGAACTGCAAATGTGGCTTGAACGGCACGCAGAGGGTGACATAGAAGTTGAAGTCGGCGACAACATTTTATACGGTGAGCTTAAAAAACTCACTTGCTCAAACGGAATGCTTTACAGCATACCTGACGAAAACAACAACGGCGGTGTGCAGTACCAATTGCAAATCACCGCCCAATACACTATTGAAAATTGATTGAAAATTGAAAGTGAGGAATTATTATGGCAGTATCAACACCCGATATCGGTAAACTCAAAAGAAGTTACCTTTTACATTTTATTGACGCAAGCTTTGGCACAGGCGAAAGTCCAAAGTGGTATCTTATCGGCAAGGACATTGACGATATGTCGGTCGAGCTTAGTCCGGACACAAGCACAGTAAAGAACATTCTTGATGAAACCTCTGTAAATGACAATGGCTACGAGCCTACCCTTGACGCAGGTACATATTACGCAAATACAGGTGACAGCATTTACCCGAAAATCAAGGATATTGCAATGAACCGCCTTACCGGTGATGACTGCAAAACCAAAATTCTTGAAGTGCTCATTGACAAGAAAACAGGCCCTTATGATGCTTGGATTGAGGACTGCATCGTTAAACCGCAGTCATACGGCGGTGCACAGGGCGGTGTAAACATTCCGTTTAATGTTACATTTGACGGCAACAGAAAGCAGGGTACAGCGACAATCTCAGATAAGGTACCGACATTTACCGAAACTGTATAAGGAGTGATTCTATGCAGAGTTTGAATTTTAAAACACCCTTAAAAACATATGCAATCAACAATGATGAAAGCACGGTAATCAAGATTAACACCACAGACTACTCACTCGTTGAGCGAATTAACAAGCTGACAGAACGCACCGAAGCGCTTGTGCAGAAGTACAAGAATATGAAACCCGAGGATGTAACCTTTGAAATTTTTCTTGATGTTGACAAGGAAATCCGCAAAGAAATAGACTATGTTCTCGGTGCAGGTGTAAGTCAGGGTGCGTTTGGCGATGTAAATTGCCTTTCAATCTGTGATGATGGCAGTATGATTTTTGAGAACTTTCTCAACTGCGTTGTGCCGGTCATCGTAAGTGACATTGAAAACGCACACGCTCAGCAGAGCAAGCATATTGAGAAGTACCTCAATCAAGCAAAGAGGCTTGCAAAGTGATTGGATTACTTCCTACAAGCCTTGAAATAGACGGAGAGCAGTACGAGATTAATTCCGATTTTCGTATTGCTCTCTTGATTTTCGAGGCTTATGCCGACAAAGAGCTATCCTACTGCGAAAAAGCGGCAGTATGCTTGAATTGCTTATACAAGGAAGTTCCAAAGAATGTTGAGGAGGCACTCAAAAAGGCATTGTGGTTTCTTGACGGCGGAGATGTGCCGAAATCGAAAAAAGCTCCAGTCAAAATTATTGATTGGAGCTATGACGAAAGCATTATTTTCCCAGCACTTAACAAGGTCGCAGGCTTTGAAACAAGGATTGCAAGCTATGTGCATTGGTGGACTTTTCTCGGCTATTTCAGTGAGGTAGGCGACGGCTTGCTCTCGCAGGTAATGAACATAAGAGGCAAGCGTGCTAAGGGCAAAAAGCTTGAAAAATGGGAGCGTGATTTTTACAATGAGCACAAAGAGCTTGTTGACATCAAGGAAAAGCTCTCTCCCGAACAGCAAGCAGAACTTGACGCCGAAGAGGATTTTATAAACAATCTTGTATAGGTGCTTTATAAAATTATTGTTGACAATAAACAAACTTTGTTATATTATGTAACAAAGGAGTGATTATCTTATGTCTTTTATATCTTGGTTTAGAATGCAACCAGTGCAAGTTGATGACGAATTAATTACAAGGGCAGAACTTGATAAAAGAGTATTAGAAAAGAATTTAGAAGATGCTAAGTTACTTGAAACCGATTTAGTTGAGGCAGGGTATTTTTTAGGTTGTTGTTCCGAATGTGCTAAACGAAGAGGCAGAGTGTTTAGTTTATCAGGTGAAGATAAACGATTTCCTAAATTTGAACGAGAATATGGTTGTACTTGCCAAGGTATTGGTTTTACTCCCATTTCTGATTTAGATTTAGAAGATGATTTCTTTAATGTAAGTACATTTATAAATAAACCGGTAGATATTATACAATACAGCAATCGTCCATTTACAGATGATAGAACAGACAAGGAAAAGAAAATATATGAAATGTTTGTTAAAGAATGTGAGGCTAACGAATGGTACGAACCGTATGGTAAGAGGTTAGACGAACTAAAGAAAGAAACTGAATTACAATACGATTGGATTTGTAAAAACTTGCCGGAATACGCACCTAAATCAAAATATGCTTTTTTTGATATGAAAGAAATTAATTCTGTTGAATTTCAAAAGATTTCTAAATTAGCAGAAGATAAAGGTAAAATAATATATTATACTAATGATGAACTTGCTGAATTAGAAATAATAAAGCCGATAAGAGCCAAATACTCAAAAATAATCGGTGAATGTATGCAGTTTAGATACGGATATAAATAGCAAAGCAGAACGCAACAAAAGCCACTCCAAACGGGGTGGCTAAAATTTTTCAAATTATTTTTAAATAGGTATTGACTTTTGCCCGACAATAGTATATAATTATGCCAGACAAAAGAAAGGAGGGCAGTTAGATGTCACCAAGAACAGGCAGACCAACCGATAATCCAAGACCAAACAAAATAAGTATAAGGATAAGTGATAAAGACAAAGCACTGCTTGATAAATATTGTGAACAAGAAAAAGTGAATAAAACAGAAGCAATTAGTCGAGGAATACAAAAGTTGGAAAGCGATATAAAAAAATAGAACATATGGGGTACAGTTTGACGACCAAAACCCAAATGTTCTATCCCGACAGAAGTATCTCTATCTGAAATCTATTATATCATTTAGCGGAACTTCTGTCAAATTAAAATTATGATAGGAGTTTTTATTATGGCTTGTGTAAAGAATGTAAAAAATGTAATCAAAAGTGTTCGTGGCACTATTAATCCATATTATGATATGGGCTACGAGAACGTTACGGAAATTTATCGTACCAATTCAAGTGTATGTGATATGATTTGCGATGCATTCGCATTTGGATATGCTCAAGGCATTAAAGCTGCAAAAGCTGAAATGAGAAAGGCGGTTAAATGATATGAAAGCTATGGAATACAAAGGACAGAAAGTTATTACAACTGCAATGCTTGCAGAGGCATACGGAACAAGTACAAGTTATATCAGCAACAATTTTTCCCGCAATAAAAGTAAATTTGTTGAGGGAAAGCATTACTTTTATCTCGATGGTGAAGAATTTAAAGAATTTAAGACCAGTCATCTTAAAGATGAGTGGTTGAAACGAGCAAGCCATTTATACTTATGGACCGAACGAGGAGCAAATCACCACTGCAAAATTCTTGATACAGACAAGGCGTGGGAGCAGTTTGAAAATCTCGAGGAAACATATTTCAGAGTAAAAGAAGCGGTTAATGCATTTGTTTCTCCAGATACGGTAAAGTATCTTAACGGTGTTGCTAATTATCTGCGTATTCAGCGTGCAATTATGAAAGACAAAGGTTGCACACCTCTTGAAATTGCTCAAATGGATAAACTGACTTGCGATACATATGGAATACCTGTTCCGGACAGCCTGTCAGCCCCTAAGGCATACGAACAGCTTGCGATTGCAGGTATAACACAAAAGAAACTTGAAGCAAAGAACTCATAACAACTAAATAAGCTAATTACAGCGTACATCTTCGGGTGTACGCTGTTTTTATACCAAGGGTGTAGCATTTTTGCAACTCCCTTATTTTTATGCAGAAAGGATGTGATTATATGGCGGTTGACGGCAGTTTGATTTTTAATACCAAAATCGACACAAGCGGTCTTAACAGCGATATTGCAAGAATCAATAAAGCTATTGAGGCGGCTCAAAAGAAAGCACAGTCGGGGGCAAGGCAGACAGCAAAAACTGCTAAAGGGCAGGCTGATAAATCGTCTCAGGCGGCAGAAAACTCAGCAAAGCGTGAAATTACTGCCACACAGGGAAAAGCTGAACAGGCTCAAAACTCGGCAAAGCAAACCGCACAGGCAGCGCAAAAGGTATCAGAATCAGTCGAGCAATCTGCCGAAAATGTTGTTGATAAGGTTGAGAGTACAGCTAAGCGAAATACCGAGGCAGTCGGCAAAAGCACAAATGATACTTGCGAAAGCGTTAAGAAATCAGTTTCTATGAGTGCAAAAAAAGCTAAGCAATCATTACAAACAGTCAGAACGGCTGTTGACAGACTGCAAAGCAAGGCGAAAATGATCGGCAGAACGCTGCTTACCGCTTTCGGTACGGCGGCGGTTGTAAGTTTTAGCAAGGAAAGCATAGAGCTTGGCTCAGACCTTGCAGAAGTGCAGAATGTAGTTGATGTTACTTTCAGCCATATGTCTGCAAGTGTGGACGATTGGGCAAAGTCAGCACAAAAATCTTACGGCTTATCCGAAACTATGGCTAAAAAATATGTCGGTACATTCGGCTCTATGGCAGAGGCTTTCGGCTTTACGGAACAGCAAGCATTTAATATGTCAACAGCCTTAACGGCTCTTACGGGTGATGTGGCGTCATTTTACAACATAACGCAAGACGAGGCGTACACAAAGCTGAAATCTGTTTTCAGCGGTGAAACCGAAACGCTCAAAGACCTTGGCATTGTGATGACGCAGAACGCACTTGACAATTACGCAATGGCTAACGGCTGGGGCAAGACCACATCTGCTATGACTGAGGCGGAAAAGGTAACGCTTAGGTATAACTTTGTGCTTGACCAACTCAATAATGCAACAGGTGACTTTACCCGAACGCAAAACAGTTGGGCAAATCAAACGAGAATTTTACAGCTGCAGTTTGACAGTATCAAGGCTACAATCGGTCAAGGCTTGATAAATGCTTTTACTCCGCTGCTTAATTGCATTAATCAGTTTATTTCAAGACTTAGCGTTGCGGCACAGAAGTTTAAAGACTTTACAGCTCAGGTGTTCGGCTATTCTACTGCAACAAGCAATGCGACAAGCTCAGCTGTAAGCGATATGTCAGACCTTGAAAGTCAAGCGGACAGTTCTACATCTGAGATTGAAAAAACATCGGAGGCAGCCGAGGACTTACAGAAGAACCTTGCAGGCTTTGATGAACTCAATGTGATGAGCGACACCTCGGACAACAGCTCAGACACAAGTACGCAAGCGCCAAGCTCTGAAATCAAATCAATGCAAAATGCACTTGAGCAAGCTATGCTTGAAAGCGACAGGCACACAAGCAAGACTATTGACAATATTGTAAATTCGCTTGATAAGGTAAAAACCGCCTGCGTAACGATTAAAAATTCGTGGGCAAAAGTGTGGAATAACGGCACAGGCGAAAAGGTGCTTGGAAATATCAACGCTTTAATTAACACTTTCGTAAGCACAGTAGGTGATATCGCAGAGGCTTTTACAAATGCTTGGGACAAAGCAGGGTTAGGCGACAGCGTTGTACAGTCATTTATCGACAAGTGGAACAGCCTTGTTGAGCTTTTGAATACTGTAGGCGATACATTCAGAGAAGTGTGGAATGACGGTAAGGGCGAGAAAATTTGGAGCAATATACTTGAGATTATCCGCAACTGCAATAACTTTACTGAAACTCTCAGAACCAAAATTAAAGACGCCTGGGAGAAAAACGATACAGGCAGAAAAATATGGGAGAGCATATTAGGAATTGTCGAAGATATAACAGGGCTGCTTGATGAAATGTCAGCTGACCGCCTCGAATGGCTTGAGGACCTTGACATTAACCCCGTTGCACAGGCGGTTGAACGATTGTCGGAGGGGTTCAGAAATCTGCTCAAGGCTTGCGGAGATAAGCTAAAGCAAGCATATAAGAATGTTTTATTGCCACTTGCAAAATGGACGATTGAGAAAGCTGTACCGACTGTTGTCAACGCTTTGTCTGAGGCACTTAAGTTTTTAGGAAGTGTAATAAAGAAAATTCCTATTTCTGTTATCACCGGCATTGCCGCTGCAATAGGTACAGTGGTGGCTGCTATTAAAGGCTTTAAGGTGTATAAGGAATTTAAGTCTGCGATAGAAAACATAAAGAAAAGCCTTTCTGCGCTTAAAACTGCGATAACGGCTCACCCTTACGCAGCTGCTTTTATGGCTATTGCAACGGCTGTAACTGCGGTGGTTTCTGCAATTAAAGTTTACAATCAAGAAAAGTGGAGCAATTCCTCTTTGAAAAATGAGCTTGACAAAACACAAGAGCTTACAGACAAATGGCAGACCTTGTCTGATGAAATGTCAAGCAAAATAAATGAGATTAACGATACAAAGCTCGATTTACAAGTCGATTTTGATACTGTTGACAAGCTAAAAGACAGGTTGGAAGAAATAATTGCAGACGGTACTATTGACGAGAGCGAAAAAGGCGAATACACAACTATCGTTGATTTGCTTTCTGAGAAAGTGGATGGATTTGACGAACATTGGAACAGTATAACATTTGAAGAAATTGACGGCAATATAGTTATTCATGACAACATAGACACCGTCACTAAAAATCTTGACGAACTTGTAGACAAATGGGAAATTGCACAAGCAAAGCTGACCTTAAGCTCTATGTATTCCGATTTAACAACAGAAAAGAAAAAAGCTGAAATTCAGCTTAAAACTGCAATGAAAGAGGATAATACAGGCAAAATCAAAGAAGAACTTGAGGATTATATCTATCAAAATTCTATTCTCAGCAAAAAGGAGGCTAAGTATTACGCAGAGGAATTAATTAAGCAAAAGGGCGATAGGGTCAAAACAAAAAAGGCTATTTTGGAAAAAGCCAATAACGGAATGCTTGATAAAAACGAATATAAAAATTTGATTTACAGCGATAACGGACAAATTAATATGCTGTATGGCGGTAACGATACAATGGAGCATATGCAGGAGTCGGTTGACGAGTATTGGAAAGCAAGTGACGCTTTACAGGAATTGCAAAACAATGTGAATGCATACACTGATGAACAAGACAAATGTTACGGCTCTCTCAAGGCTATTAACGGTGAAACTAAGGATTATAATGCTTATCTTCGTCTGTCATCGGAATACGGACTTGAACATGATACGGTTCTCTCGCTTTTGAAAGACGACGGCATAACTACTTGGGAGGAGCTCGAGGCAGCGGCACAAACAGGAACAGAATCAGTACACAAGAATGTGAAAAAAGCATCGGGTGCTGTTGTTGATTCACAAGAGGAAACACAGGGTGTGCTGATCTGCACAAAGCAAGCGTTTGGCGACCTTGACGGTACAGTTAATAAAACAAGCCAAAATTCCGCCAATGTATTTTCAAAAAATACAAACCGCATTTCAGGCTCGGCACAGACTATGGCAGACCGCATTTCTAACGCACTAACGGCAATCAAAACAGTCTTTTCAAATGTTTTTGAACCCTTGTATAACATCATCAAAAAGCCTCTTAACAATGTTTTAACCGGACTTGAAAATTTTATCAATGGCTTTATTTCAGCGTTGAACGGAATGTTAAGCGGTGTGGATACGGTTGCTAACGCTATCGGCAAGCTATTCGGACAGGAATGGCACGCAGGTCGGCTTGATAAGGTGCACATCCCCAAACTTGCTACAGGCACATATGTACCTGCAAATTACGGTGAATTTCTTGCAGTTCTCGGCGATAATAAGCGTGAAGCGGAAGTTGTTTCGCCAATATCAGCAATGAAACAGGCTATGGCTGAGGTACTTGCTGAATATGGTGGAGCGGGCAACGGCGGTGATATTCACATTACCTTGACTATGCCTGACGGCAGAGTGCTTTTTGAGGCTGTTGCTGATGAGAACAGCAAAATCAAGAAACGCACAGGCAGGTCCGCTTTTGCGTAAGGAGGGATAAGATTGAGTGAATTTAAAGGCTATTTAATTAAATTCCCGAAAAACGGCTTGCAGTTTCCACATAAGCTCATAGCTAAAGAGAGTTATCAAGCCACACCTTTACAGCGTACGGAGATTAAAGCTTATCGTGACAGCAACAACCTTTTAAGGCGAGTAACATCACCGAACAACAAAACTAAGATTACATTCAATACCAAGGACGGTCTTACCCTTGCTGAAATGAGAACTATTCGCAGTGTTTTAAACGGTGCTATGTCAAATTCTCAGCAACGCAAGCTCAATGTTGAATACTGGGACGATGAACTTCTTGCGTACCGCACTATGACCGCATATATACCAGATATAACATACACGCCAAAGCTTATTACCGCAGACAACATTAAATATGCGGCGGTAACATTTACATTCATTGAATATTAAGAGGTGGTTAATTTGCTTGAAGTTTCAAGCCTGCACAAAAAGCAGGCAATCGAAAATCTGATTGAAAACACGCTTACAGTTTCATTTCCAAACGGTGAATATCCGGATATAACAGAGAAAAATATAGCGAGTGAAAGTATGAGCCTTACACAGTCAATTTGCGACGAAAGTAAATTAAAATTCGGCGGTTGTATTGCTTCTGAATTTGATATTGACCTTGTAAATTCAGACGACAGAATTTTTACAACAGACCTTGTCGGTAAATGGATAAGTGTAAAATTAACGCAGCGTTTCCCGAGTGGAGAAAAGCTGCTGCCATCTGCAAAGCTGTTTTTAGGTACATCACTTTTGCCGGGAGAAACCGTAGCTGCAAAGGAATATTATTTGTTTAGCGGTATTATTGACAGTGCCAAGCTTGACAAGAATAACCGCAATAAGCGACACATTGTCGCTTATGATGCACTCTCTATGTTATATGATATTGACGCAACAAATAAGCTGTTTAATTTATGGAAAACTTATCCAAACGGCTATAAAATTGGCGAATTGGTTGTGCTATGCCTTAACTACAACGGAAAGCATATAATTCAGGTTGAGGATAACAAAGATATTCTTGATGAGGTGATAGACCAATCAACAGGCTTAACTGTACGGAATTTTCCAACATACAACAGAGCGTGGCTTGAGGACTCAAATACTATTACATACGGCGAACTGCTCAAGAATTGCTGTGAATTGCTCGGAGTATTTGGAACAATTATTCCTAATGCAAGCTATGGCGTTTTTAGATACATCGAACTCGGCAAGAGTACAGAAAAATACAATTTTTACGAAAACTTATACGCAGAAGAATACGATTGCAGCGGCTACAACAAATTTGTGTTTATCAACGATTATTCGTCAAGGGAGAAAAAAACAATCGAGTTTGAAACTTTGTGGGGCGATGAGTCGAACAGTTATGACTTAACAAAAAATACAGTCTGCCGACAGGAGGATGACGGCACAGGCGGTTCGGTAATACACAATGTACAAAATCTTCTTAACGGCAAAACAGGCGAACGATTTTATAATTGTTCCTACACACCGCTTGCAGCTACTCTTGACGGCAGGCCTTGGGTGCAGATTGGTGACGGATTAGAAATTGAAAGCTATGTTACTGATTCAAACGGTGATTTTGTCTATGATAACGCAGGACAACCTAAAAAAGAGAAAGTAAAAGCCTATGTGTTGAGCCGTACACTGAGCGGAATTAAAGCTCTGACAGACAGCATAGAGGCAAAGGGGGAATAAATATTATGGCATACACAAAAACAAATTGGGAAGACGCACCGAGCACAGCTACACCACTTTGCGCAGAAAACCTCAACAAAATCGAAAACGGCATATACGAGAACAGCATAGACCTAGCGCTTGCGGGTGACAACATCAACACGCTAAGTGAGAGAACAATTGCGATTAACACAGCCTTATCTGCAAAGGCAGATAAAACCGAGCTTGAAGATGAAATAACAGACATTGACGAAACAGTGACAATGAAGATTAATCTTAAAGCTGATAAGGACAGTGTAGACAATGCAGTCGCTCAGCTAAGCAAGCAGATTGCAGACAATAAGTCCTCAGCTGATGAGTCAATCAGTACTCTGAGTCAGACCGTAACAGACAACAAAACAGCGACAGACAAGTCGCTTGCGGCTAAATATGATAGCTCAAATTTTGAGAGTGGTACAGGAACATTAGCACCAGCCCAAGAAATATATGCTGGTTGCAAGGGCAGTTTTGTATATTCTAAAAATGGTAATATTGTAACTGTATCGGTCAATATTACGGCACTGCTCTCTCATAAAAAATATATTCAGATGTCAGGTTTACCGTATGCGGCAAAAAACGAAAGTAGGTTGTCTAGTTTTGTTGTATATTCAACAGCAAATAAATTAATAAACATCAGACTTGACGGCTCTTGGATTTATGTCAGTTCAACGGACATTTTTGCAGAGGACGAAAAAATCAATTTCATTATTACTTACATAATCAGATAAGGAGCGAGTTACTATGGAAATCAAAGAAAGAATTACACTCGATATGCTCACAAAAGACAGTGTAAGCGTATTAAGACAGAAGTTTATCAATCTCGGTGGCGAAGATGTGCAGGTCGGTGAGAATGTCCGCAACGCTTACAAAAACTGTGATGAGGATAAGTCAATCTTAAAAGAACAGCTTTCGGAGGAATATTATAACGCTATTATGGCGGTATGGGAGGTATAAATATGTCTTATAAATTTAAAGAAATATGGTGCAATAAAGGTAATTTCACAGAGAGCAACAGAAAATCTTCTGAAATTGATACACTTGTTATTCATTACACCGGCAACAACGGCGACACAGCAGAAAACAATGGTAACTACTTTAAGAATAATGTAGTTGAAACATCTGCACATTATTTTGTTGATGATACAACTGTTGTTCGCTCGGTTGCTGACAAAAATATTGCTTGGCATGCAGGCGACTGGGATATTAATTGCCGTTCAATCGGAATTGAAATTGCAGGTTCAACAACAGAATGCACAGGCAAGACACTTGAAAATGTAATCTTACTTGCTCAACGACTTATGAAAAAGTATAACATCAAAAAAGACAAAGTAATTCGCCATTATGACGCTAACGGTAAAATCTGCCCGGGCTTTTGGTGCGGTTCATCAGCAAAGGACAAGCTGTGGAAAGAACAGTTTTTAAATAAACTTGAGAGTAACTCTGAAAGCAAAGAAGACGCTAAAGTTGAAAAAGATGATAAACCTACGATTGAATATTGCGTATTTGCAGGCGGTAAGTGGTTACCAACTGTAAAAGGTTTATCAGACTTCGCAGGCATTGCCGGCGAGGCAATCAGCGGCCTTGCAATCAGAGTAACAAAAGGTAAGATTAAGTACAGAGTGCATATTAAAGGCGGTCACTGGCTTAGCTGGGTTACAGGCTTTAATCTTAATGATGATGTAAACGGCTATGCCGGTATTCTCGGAATGGATATTGATGCTGTACAGATTTATTATACAACTCCTGCTGATGTTAAATCCGCACACGGCAGCTACTATAAGGCTACATACAGAGTTTCTACAGTTAATGAAGACTATTACGATTGGCAGTACGATGACGAAAAGGACAGCAAGCAGGACGGATACGCAGGTTCGTTCGGAAAAGCCATTGACAGAGTGCAGATTACTTTGACTTGATTTTTGGAGGTATAAAATGAAAAATGCAGTAACAAAGCAGCAGATTGATGAATTGCTCAAAAAATCAGAATTTAGAATTGAAACAGTTTATAACAAAGTAACTATGGTAAGCTGTAAATTACCAAATGGTTTTGTTATAAATGAAGCAAGCGGAGCAGTTGATCCTGCTAACTACGATGAAAAAATTGGCGAAAAAATCTGTATGGAAAGAATTGAAAATAAGTTGTGGGAACTCGAAGGATATGCTCTCGCAAAACAGCTTTACGATGAGGTGAAATAATGAAAGACAATATTATTCAGGCTACTGTTTCAGTAGCTATCGGAGCATTGGCGGCTTATTTTAACATCTTATTAATTCCTGTTCTTGTTCTCTTTGCGGTAATGGTTATAGATTACTGCACAGGAATGGCATCTGCATACAAAAATAAAGAGATTAAGAGCAAGACAGGCTTGATTGGCATACTCAAGAAATTGAGCTATCTTGTTCTCGTATGCGTGGGCGGTGTTGTTGATTATCTCATCGGTGCAGGACTTGCCACAGCAGGGATTGAGTTTTCAAGCTATTATTTCGGCTTGATAGTTGCAGTATGGCTCATCATAAACGAATTAATCTCAATTCTTGAAAATCTATCGGAGTTAGGTACACCGATTCCGAAATTCCTTGTAAATATCGTCCGCCGATTGAAAAATACAGTCGAAAGCAAGACAGATTCAGAAACAAATAAAAAAGAATAGCGTAAATAAATTTAGCCCCTCGAGTACCAAATTGGTATCCGAGGGGCTGTTTTTAATTGTTATCATCAATAAACTATTTTTAAAACTTTTTCGTGTTATCAGATATTCGCAATGAATAAATATAGATTGAGTATGTAAATGAGTATGTAAGAAAAAGTCAGTAAACACCCGATTTTTTGAACTTTAAAGCTGACTAACATTTGACTAACATTTTTGAAATTTAAAGCAGTTTTAGGCAATGTTTTACGGGAAACAGGTAAAAAGAAAAACCGCATACAAGCCTTAAAAACGGCTTGGCTATGCGGTTTATTTGTGGAGCTGGTGAACGGACTTGAACCGTCGACCTACTGATTACGAATCAGTTGCGCTACCAACTGCGCCACACCAGCAAATCGTGACTAACAACAATTATTATACAACGAATATTTGAAAATTTCAAGACTTATTTTGGGAACAATATGGTAATAATTTACAGTGATTTATATTCACTTTTGTGGAATTATTATAAACTTTGTATTATAATTGTTGTAATAGTTAAAATATATATCAAGCATTTATATACAAAGGGTGTGTAGAATTGGCTAAATACGAAGGAAAAAACAGTTCTTTTGCATTAAGACTAAAACAACATCGTGAACTTTGCAGACTTACACAGCAGCAGGTTGCCGATATTTTGAATATTAACAGAACAACCTATACAAAGTACGAAACAGGTGTGTCCGAGCCGAGCCATGAAGTTTTAAGAAAAATTGTTTCTATTTTCGGCACGGATTATAACACTTTGCTTGGTAACGGAAGTTCTTTCTTACCGATAGTTCAGGATCCTGACGATACTTTGAAACTGTATAATCTTTCAAATGACGAAAAAAAGCTTTTGATTGCTTACAGAGCAATGTCCGACGAAAATAAAGCGGATACACTTAATAAGATGAAAGAAAAATTGGAAATTGCTAATAAGTGATTTCGGATAGCATGGGGTTAATTTTGGATTAATAAATGTAATAAAATCACGCATAAAATGAACATAAAAATTTGTAAAAATCCTTTACATTTATTATCCTTTGTGTTATAATCAACTTGTTGACCGCTGCCTCGGAACAAGGGTTAAGCCGATAATTCGGATTTTCACAGCCTTACTCTGGGACGGTTGGCTAAAATTTTTACAAAGGTGGAAACGCAA